GTGAATATAAACGTCGCAGATTTGTTAAACGGGAATTACATCCTGTTATTATTTGTTGTACTGGCATTAGGCCTGTGCCTGGGCAAATTACGCCTGGGTTCAGTTCAACTCGGTAATTCCATTGGCGTTTTAGTCGTCTCATTATTATTAGGCCAACAACATTTCAGCATTAACACCGACGCGCTAAACCTTGGATTTATGCTGTTTATTTTTTGCGTAGGCGTGGAAGCGGGCCCGAACTTTTTTTCAATTTTCTTTCGCGACGGCAAAAATTATCTGATGCTGGCGCTGGTGATGGTCGGTAGCGCACTGATTATCGCGTTAGGGTTGGGCAAACTGTTTGGCTGGGATATCGGGTTAACTGCAGGCATGCTGGCAGGATCGATGACCTCGACGCCCGTTCTCGTCGGCGCTGGCGACACGTTGCGCCACTCGGGGATGGAAGGGAGCCAACTTTCAGTTGCGCTCGATCATCTGAGTTTGGGTTATGCCCTCACCTATCTGATCGGTCTGGTCAGTCTGATTGTCGCCGCACGCTATTTGCCAAAATTACAGCACCAGGATTTACAAACCAGCGCCCAGCAAATCGCCCGTGAACGCGGCCTGGATACTGACACCAAACGCAAAGTCTACTTACCGGTGATCCGCGCCTATCGCGTGGGGCCAGAGCTGGTGGCCTGGGCTGACGGTAAAAATTTGCGTGAGCTGGGGATCTATCGCCAGACCGGCTGTTACATCGAACGCATTCGCCGCAACGGCATTCTGGCGAACCCGGATGGCGACGCGGTGTTGCAGATGGGCGACGATATCGCGCTGGTAGGTTATCCCGATGCGCATGCCCGTCTCGATCCGAGCTTCCGTAACGGCAAAGAGGTGTTTGACCGCGATCTGCTCGACATGCGTATCGTTACCGAAGAGATTGTGGTCAAAAACCACAACGCCGTGGGCCGCCGCCTGGCGCAACTTAAGCTGACCGATCACGGTTGCTTCTTAAACCGCGTGATCCGCAGCCAGATTGAAATGCCGATCGACGACAATGTCGTTCTCAACAAGGGCGACGTGCTCCAGGTAAGCGGCGACGCACGCCGCGTCAAAACCGTTGCCGACCGTATCGGCTTTATCTCCATCCACAGCCAGGTGACCGATCTGCTGGCTTTCTGCGCCTTCTTTATTGTCGGACTGATGATTGGGATGATCACGTTCCAGTTCAGCAACTTCAGCTTTGGCGTTGGCAACGCCGCCGGGCTCTTATTCGCCGGAATTATGCTGGGCTTCCTGCGCGCTAACCACCCAACCTTCGGCTATATCCCGCAGGGCGCGCTGAATATGGTGAAAGAGTTTGGCCTGATGGTCTTTATGGCGGGCGTCGGTTTGAGCGCGGGCAGCGGTATTGGACACAGTCTGGGTGCCGTCGGCTGGCAGATGTTGGTCGCCGGTTTGATTGTCAGCCTGCTGCCGGTGGTGATCTGTTTCCTGTTCGGCGCTTACGTTCTGCGCATGAACCGCGCCATGTTATTTGGCGCGATGATGGGTGCCCGCACCTGCGCGCCGGCGATGGAAATCATCAGCGATACTGCACGCAGTAACATCCCGGCGCTGGGCTACGCGGGCACATACGCCATTGCTAACGTGCTGTTGACGCTGGCGGGTACGCTGATCATCATCATCTGGCCGGGACTCGGATAACTCTCAAGTTTGCGCATCAAGAAAATTATTTTAGATATGCGCAGAACTTTTCCAAAAGGAGGCAGTCATAATTAGTGCCACTGCTTTTCTTTGATGTCCCCCAATTTGTGGAGCCCATCAACCCCGCCGTTTTGGTTCAAGGTTGATGGGTTTTTTGTTGCCTGTTATTCTGCCCATTCATAATCAGTCACTTAGACACACACCCCTTCATGCGTGGCGACAAAATGGCGACAGCGAAAATTTTGGCGGCTCGTTAAGGGGGATGATCTTGAAAACTCTGAGGCAGCCACATGGAAGAAATGCACTTTGTTTACATCAATGGTAATGCGCGAATTGGTGCCCATTCGCTTAAAAATATCAGCCGTAGCGAACACCACCTGCAGGGGATTTGTAACAGGAGCAACTCAGTTAAGACCTACCGTCTGGATCGCATCCTTAAGGAATACGGTTCTGCTGAAGAGGCTTCCGGCTCTTGCGATACCTTTAATCTCGATAGCTATTCCCACCTCGTTTCTAAAAGCAAAACCGCCCTCAAGCAGCAAACCTTTGATATCTGTTTTACCGGCTTCAAAAAAGCAGACAAAGAGCGTCTGATCGCCGTTGCTTCTGAGAATGCGTTAACAGTCCGAGATTCAGTCACAAAAAATCTTCAGATACTTTGCTGCGGCTACAATGCGGGACCAGCAAAAGTTAACGCAGCCAGGATGAAAGGGACGGTCATTATCGATGAATCTGGTTTTAGTCATTTTATTGAAACCGGTGAGATACCTGATTTCTGATGATGCAAAAACAAAACCCGCCATTGGCGGGTTAGTAGGCTAATTGCTCCTGCATTCCTTTCGGATGAGGTGGTGCGGCGCTGATCTTTTGCGGACGGCATACAGAGCGGACAAACGTTTCATGGGTTACGAACGTATGCCCGCACTCGATATTGGTGCACTGGTTGTATCGTTCTTTGGTTTCACTGGAAACCTGAAAGCTACTGCGTGTATGCGCGGCCTGACCACACATCGGACAATTCATCATTTCGTTCAGCCCTCATTCTTAACCAGTTCGCAATAATGATACATTATTGTTCTCAATATGGAACTAATCATTCAGTTTCGAACTCGTCTATTTTCACTTCGAGATCCAGACTGGTGATAAATCCACTCTCCGGATTGACCGTATGCGTCAGCGTGGTGATGGTCCACTCCGCATCATCAATCGGCTGCTTAAAGCCCCTGACCTTTACCGGCATTTCGGTATAGAGATCGGCCCGCCCTTCTGCGAGCTGCAGGGAAAATGACGCCACCCCGCGCTGAAGGCGCTCCCACTGCATCTTTGCCGCCCGTTCCGCATTGCCCCGGTTGGCATAGGTCCGGTTCAGGACCAGCACGTTTTCATCCGTTCCCACCAGGTAGTCGCCCTGCTTTTCCTCCGGCGCTTTGGGCGCGACGGTTTTCTTGCGGCGTCGCTTCACCTTCGTCGTCTCTTTCTTCTTCGGTTCACGGGTATGCAGCCAGCTGGCAATCACGCCGGTATACGCACCACGGTCAGCCAGGGAAAACCTATGGCCGTCTCCGGCTTTGCGGGTGAGGGTGATAACCGGCAGCGATTTGCCGCTGGCCGTTCTGCCCTGCCCCTGGCGGATAAACAGCAGGTTTCCGTCTTTCACGGACGCAATCGCCCCGTACTGGCGCGCCAGCTTCATCAGAAAACTCGCGTCGCTCTCATTGGTCTGGTCCAGATGGTCCAGTGTCTTTTCCGTCAGGTCTGTGCCCAGTGCCACTTTCAGGTTGTGGCGGGCAGCAATCTCTTTCACCACCGCGCCCACCGTGGTCTGGTGCCAGGACTTTTCACGCCGGGTGTTCAGGGTTTCGCGAAAATCAGCGCTGCGCGCACGGACGGTCAGCCGGTCAGGTGCGCCGGAATGTTCGATTTCATCCACGGTAAACGCCCCTTTCGGGAACAGCGCCTGGCCTTTCCATCCGAGCGCCAGATGGATCACCGCCCCCCGACGCGGCAGAACAATCATTCCGTCCGCGTCGTCCAGCTCCAGATCGAGCTGGTCTGCCTCAAAGCCCCGGTTGTCGGTCAGCGTCAGGCTCAACAGGCGTGCGTCCATCACCGTCGTCACATCCTTGCCTTCGATGGTGATACTGAACGCCGGGCTTTTGCTGGTCAGGTTCATGAGATCGGAATTCAGATTCATGACAGCAGCCCTCCCGCCATATTTTTCACTTTGCCAATCGCAGACGTCGCCGTGTTCTGCAGGTTGCTGAGCTGATCGCTCAGACTGCCGAACATATCCGAAAGCGACTCATCCACCCGTTTCAGGGTCAGCGTAAACTCAATCCGCCTGGGCATTCCGCTTTCGAAAAACTCCGTTTTGGCCTGACTCAGACTCTCGATCACAAACATGCCGTAGATAGTGCCGCTCCCCTCAATCAGCGGCCACGCTTTGCCCAGCTCCGCCATCTGCTCCAGTGCCAGCAGAGACAGCCTGCCGCCGGTGACTTCCGGCAGCAGCACGCCGGACAACGTAAGTGAGTCGTTATCCGGTCCCAGAAACTGCGTGGACGGGCGACGGTTCACCCGGTTGTTGGCAGCGTGCCGCCAGCTGCGCTGATACTGCAGCTCCTGATACGGCACGGTGCGCAGCATAAACACGTACAACCCCAGCACCATCATCATGATTCGTATCCCCCTTGATCGCTGTAATTGCTGCGGGCTTTTGCCCTGGCCCGGCGTTCTCGCTCATCGAGCTGTCGCGCCACTTCACGGGCAATATCCTGCGCGCTCTGCCCTGGCTGGGCGGTGATATGGATCGGCGCGTTAATCTCATAACGGATAATGGTTGGCGAGCTGTCGACCTTCGCGGTCTGCGCCTGATACGCCCTGACCGGCAGGCTGAACGGATGCAGCGGCGTGGCCTCTGCCGGTGCTGCCGCGACACCCATCACGCCAGCCACCACGGACGCCAGCGCCGCAGTGCGTCGCCTGCTGGTCACATTCGCCGGACCGTTGACAATTTCCGGACCGTTCTCGCCCACGATGCCAAACTGCCCGCGCGGTATTGCGCCACCGCTGTCGTACATCCCCGCAAAACTACCACCCGGCGGTATGGGTCGCGGCGTGGCCGCCCCGACAATCTGCACCTGCGGTGTCGTTGTGGTGCTGCCGGTCATCCAGTCAGGTAAGTAATCCGTGACTGACGCCAGCTTGCTTTTCAGCGCCTCCCACTTTTCATTGATGCCGTCGAGAATGCTGTCGATAATCGCGCTGCCCATGGCTTTGAATTTCTCCGGCAGCGCGGCAATATCGCTGATGATTTCCGTCCATTTCTGGCTGATGGTCTGCCTGACAATGGCCCATGCTGCCGACACGCCATTGCTGACAGCCTCCCACAGCGCCCTGAATTTCGGTCCCAGCGTCTCCCAGTTCTGCCAGATGTAAATCGCCCCCATGGCAATCAGGCTGACCGCCGCCAGAATCGGGTTCGCCATCATCAGGCGGCCCAGCCACACCACACTTTTACCGGCGCCGCTAATCGCGCTGCTAATCAGGCCGAACGCGCCGCCGCCTTTGATGCCGAGAATGGAAAACTGCAGGCGCATCAGCGCCAGCGGGCCGAGTAACGCGGCCACCGCCAGCATGACGGTCCCGAGCACCACCGCAAGCACGGCGAATGCCGCCCCCACTTTCAGCAGACCGCCCGCCAGTCGCGGGTTTACTTCCACCCAGCGCCGGAACGTGCCAGTGACCTCTTTCACCGTGTTCATGATGGACAGCAGAGGCTCGCGCAGCGTTTCGCCCAGGCTGCTGAAGGCGTTCTGCGCCCCCGTTTTGACCAGCATCCACTGCGCGGAAAGTGAATCTTTATTGATATCGGATTCTTTCTGCATCGAGCCGTTCGCATCGCCGCCGGACGTGAGTCTGAGCTGGCGCTGCAGCTCCGGCAGGTTGTTGGCAAGCTTCGCCGCATCATCGCCAAACTCTTTGCCAAAAAGCATTGTCATGGCAGATAAACGCTTGTCCTGCGGCAGATGGTTGACCTTCTCCAGCACGCGCTGAATGGTCCCCATAGCGTCCTTTGTCATCTGCTTTTCAAGCTCTGCTGGTTTCAGCTTCAGGAGATCCATACCGTCCATGAATCGATTGCTCTGCATGGAGGCAATCGACAGCTCGCGCACCATGGCGTTCGACGCGCTGGCGGCAATTTCTGGTGCAGCACCTAATGACAGGAACGTGGAGCCGAGCGCGGCGGCCTTGCGATAATCCAGACGGTCCGCCACGCCACCCATGCGCTGCAGCACGTCGATAATGTCTGCGCCCTTTGACATGGCGTTATCGTCCAGGTAGTTCAGCGCATCGCCCAGCTGTTCAATATTGCGGGTCGGCACTTTATACAGACTGGCGATTTTCCCCAGCCCCTCGGACAGCTCATCGGCAGGCAGTTCAAAGGCCGTGGACGCTTTGGCCGCCGTGCTGGCGAAGGCCAGCAGGTCGCGCTTCTGGTCCGCCCAGGAGTCATTCGGGTTCGCCACGTTCATGCGCGCCCCGCCTTCAACCAGCGCGGCATAATCCACCGCGCCGTTTTCCATCGGCAGCTTTTCACTGGCGGCTTTGATGGCGTCCTGCATTTCGTAGAACTGGGCGGTGCGGTTGCCGTTATCATCGCGCAGACCATTGACCTGCTTTGCCACGCCCTTCATGGCGTCTTCCATGCTGGCATAGCTTTTTACCGCCGCCATCACCGGCGCGCCCATTCCGACACCTGCCGCCGTGGTGGTTGCTCCGGCTCCGGCGATACGGTCACGGACCTCCAGGCTACGGGAATAGGTGGCGCGGACGGCATGCATTCTCCGTTGCTGTTCACCAACCCGTTTCAGCCTCGTTTCCTGCTCAGAAAGCTGCTGGTTGTATCGCATCGTTTCGCGAGTGATACGGGCAGTGGCACCGGCTCCGTCATTGGCTGAAATACCTGCGCGGTAAAGTTCAGCACGGACAAGCGCCGTTTGTTGTTGTAGCTTTTTCTGACGTTCTTCAAGTCGCTGTGTGGCGAGTTGCTGCCTCCCCAGCGCAACTATTTGCCGCTGTGATGGCGGCCCCATCGCACCCAGCTCATTACTCAGTAATGCGGATCAGGAAGCCGAACGGCTCCACCACTCGACGCACCGCGCTGGTCGTCCCTTTGTGCTGATGGATGTAGAACGCATCCTGCACCACCCGGCGCTTCACGCTTTCCGTCCAGCTTTCTTCCCAGCGGTCCACGGAAAATGCCCACGCCAGATACGGCAGAAAACTGACCGGACAGGTTGCCGGGTTCCACAGATCGCGCAGCGGCACTTCCAGCCCGGAAATCCCGCTGCAGCTTTGCGCCAGTCGGCGTTCAAGCGGCGACGAACCAGGCGGCAGCAGACTATTCATCCGTGCCCCCGCTGGTCACATTCCACTGCGTGCAAGAGGCGGCCTGCGTTTTGTCCAACACCACATCAGCCAGTGGAGAAGCCAGCTCCACGCGCTGCACACCTTCGACATGCAGCGCGGCATACAGGGCACTGCGACGGATATCACGTCCGAGCCGCGTCTGACTGGCGATGTACTTTTGCAGGCTGGCTTTTGCCGCCGCCATCACCGGCTCCGCTTCCGGTCCCGGATAAAGAAACACCGTTGCCTCCACGCTGTACGGAATAATTTCGGCGCTGCGCACCGTCAGACGATCCGCCACCGGGCGCACGCTCTCGCTGTTCAGTGCCTTTTCAACCACGGCCAGCAGGTCATTGTCTGCCGTGCCGTCACCCTCGCGGCTCAGTACAGTCAGCACCACGACCGCCGGTGCCGGGCTGGTCGCGCTGGCATCTGCCACGCGTCCGTCTGCGCTTCTTGCGTGAAATTCATAGGCCGCCGTAGGCCCCGCAACGGACAGCCCTTCGAACGCGGCAGGCACGCGCAGGCGCAGCGCCTCGTCGCTTTCCATCACTGCGACAACCGGCGGCGCTGCGTCGTTGTCGGCAGGCGTTACCGTCAGGCGGTTGACGTTGTAGTTGGCGGCCAGTTGGTCCAGATCGCCACCGAGGGCATACGCCACCATGACCGCCTGCGCGGCCTCGTTGATACGCTGGCGCAGCAGCACTTCGCGGTAGGTGCTTTCCTGCAGCTGTTTGGTGATGGGTTCAGATTCCAGCGCCAGCGTGCGCGCGACGGCGGCCTGCTCATCCACCGGATAGAGCGCCACAAAAGCGGCCTTGCGCTCCGCCAGCAGGGTTTCAAAGTCCGGCACGTCCACAATCTGCGGCGCGGGGAGCTGGGAAAGATCAATGACTGCCATTGTCTGCTCCTGTTGATACGGAAAGGGAAACCGGCGCGCCGTTGTTCCGTTGCCCGGTCAGGTCAACGACCATCGAGCCGTCAAAATTGCTGCTGATAGTGATGGCGTCCAGCGTCAGGCGGGGTTCCCAGCGGCTCAGTGCCATGTACACCGCCGACATGATCTGCAGGCGCAGCGCCGGGTTCTGTGGCTGGTCAATCAGCACGGATAACAGGGAGCCATATTCCCGGCGCGCAATGCGGCTGCCCTGCGGCGTCAGTAAAATATCGCGCACCGACTGGCGCAGATGGTCCGTGTCCGTAATGGCTTTGCCGTTGTTCTGATTCATGCCGAGATACAGCGTCATACCGGACCTCCCGACGTGTCGCCGCCCTTCATGACTTTGATATGGGCATGGTCATCCACCACGATCCCGTTGGAACTCATCGCGCCGCCGCCCTGGGTGACAGCGCCGTTGATCACCACTTCGCTGTTGATGCGCGAAGTGTTGGCCTCAACAACAAACTCAGCGGTTTTGAGCGTGATGTTGTCTGCCGCCTCGATCACCATGGATTTGATACCTTTGACGAACCAGCGTCCGGTGGCAGGTTCGTACTCAAACCAGCCGCCGTCCGGGTACTGCGTCACGCAGCCGTCCACGGAATCCGATGGCGGTGAAAACTGGCTGGAGTAGATGGCAGGCAAGGCGAATGCAGTTTCAAGATTGCCGCCCATGCTCAGAATCACCACCTGCTCATCCGGCGACGGGCACCACCATGTACGGGCGCTACCGGCGCGCAGCGTCAGCCAGTTAATCCAGTTGGTTTCGAGTTCGCCCACCTTTACCCGGCACAGCCAGTTCTCCCGGTCGACTTCGGTCACGGTGCCGGTGCGGATCAAGTTGGTGATAAGGCGCATGATTTCTGTGAGTTGTGCGTTCATTCACTTAATTTGCCACGCTACCGATTCTCAGTCAGATGGTGTAAATTGTTCTGTATATGGCACAAATTACTCATAATATGGAAAGTTAATGGCTAACAAATCTTCTTTCACTACTAAAAAAAATCACATTGAACCTGATCCAATAATCGCAGTACTAGAAAAAAGGGCTAAATCAGCCCGAGTCACCATGCTTGTTTTCATCTACTTAATATTTACAGCTATGTTACTTGTCTTTAGTGGCGTGGTAATGATGAAATCTAAAAATGATAATCCATTCAAATCATTTGTTAATATGATTTATTCCCCAAAGGTAATTGACGCTAGTAGTTTTGTTCAAAGAGTACACAGCGAAAATTTCAACAAACCTATAAGAACAGAGGCAAAGAAAGTAGAAGCAGAGGCAAGCCAAGATGAATTTGAACAAATGATAAAAAACTTAGACGTTAAGTCAAGAATAATGGATACATATCGTTCATGGAAAAGCCCACCCCAAGAACTAGCTGACTCTGTTGCATCGATAGTAATTAGCTTAACGCTCTTAATATTCGTTGGCTTCGTAATGAAAGCATCAATAATGTTTATTAAATATCATATGCAGATTGGCAATGATTATGACAACCAAAAAATAGCCTATTTATTAAGCAAAGGGGATATTGATGTTTTCGAAAAAACCTTAGGTAGTTTAAGAACACATAACATCACATTCGAGAAGACTCCGAACTTACCGCAAGAAAAAATAATCGATGGCTTAATAAGCGCTTTAAACATCGCAAAGAAAAAACAGTAACTGCATAATGACAGTGGAATGTATAAAATCTAATTGCGCAACCAGTTAAATAGCATTTCTTTCGAGATTGATGATACCCGGTCATTTACCCCTAAGAGGTGCCGTACAATATAACGAACCTCTGGTCCTTTACGGCTTACACGATCACGTAAGCCGTAATGATGCACCCGCGCAATGCGCTGCACCCTCCCTGCAAACTGCACGCTGGCAGAGTCCGCGCTGGCTGCAGTTTTCAGGTATTTCGCCGTGCGCAGCTTCGCAAACATCTGCCGCTTAATGCGCCCCTTTTTAGTCCGCGCCGTGACCTTGCGCGGCTCGTAGCCGCTGCCGTCGGGGTTGCGCTGCAGCCGGATGTTGTTTTGCTGATTCCGGCGCAGCTCCTGCGCCAGTTCGCGCATCATGCGCTGACGTGCGGCAGGTTCCAGATTCGCCAGCAGCGCGGCCAGCCACTCATCCACCTTATGCAGATTATCCACGTTTCACCGTCCACATTTCCTCTGGTTCGTCGGGTTCTGGCTCCGCCTCAACCTTCGAGATAGCGCCGTCGGTGCTGACCAGTACGCGCTCGGTCAGCTGCAGGTTCAGGCTGATATCACACACGTCGTTGCGCAGAATATCCACCTCAAAGGCGAACAGCTTTTCGCGCAACTGCGGGTTGTTGATGGCATCGGCCTGACTGGCTTTTAGCCACAGCAGCACCGGAGCCATCAGCAGATTCTGGTCCCCGCTGAAATCCTCGATCACCACGTTCAGGGTGTAGCGGTATTCCCATGACATGGAATGCGCGCCGGTTGCCACCAGGGAACCGTTATCCACAAACAGATGCAGCTTGTCCGGGTTATCGCGGACATAGGGCACCGCCTTATTCAGGGCGCGGCGTAAGGACTGCGGCTTGTTCACTGTTTCGCTCCTGACACGCCACTATCGTGTCCACTTTGTCAGCACAGACCGCCCAGGCGGCCTCGGTTTCATCCAGCATGGCGTTCAGATCGCCATTACTGCGCGGCGCTGATGGGGTCAGGCTGCACGGCGTCACTCTGGGACAGCCATTCACGGTAAGCTGCACCTCCGGCGAGGGCCGGACGCGTCCGCAGCCGGATAATGTCAGTAGGCAAAGGAGTGTCAGCCCAGCGGCGTAAATCCTCGTTTTCACGTTTCAGTTCCTCGATCCGGTGCTGCCGGTTGCGCAGCAGCGCGGTGGTCTTCTCGGCTGCCGCATAAAGCCGCATCTGCTCCCGACTGTTGGTTTCGGTAAGAATGGACAGGCCGATGAGCTGGCTGTTTTTCTTTGCCAGCTCACGCACTTTCGTCTCCAGGGCATTACCCTGCTTCTCAATAGTGTGGCGGGCAGTGTTCAGCCGCCACGACTGCCAGCCCAGCGTCACAACAACCAGCGCCAGCACTATCGCCAGCGTGCGCGTCATGCCCCTGCCCCCTGCAGACACCAGGCCATTTCACGCGCGCGGCGGTTGTCCAGCCCCTGATTAAACACGCCTTTGACGTACACCCAGCGAGGCAGCTGGCGGCAGGCGTCCGCCCAGCGCTTTTGATTGAGCAGTTTCACCAGCGTGGAGCTGCAGGCATTACCCGTGCCAACGTTGAAAGCAAACGACACCACCGCGTCATACACCTTTTGCGGCACGGATGGCACCACGCACTTATCCAGCGCCCGCTCCACCGTCAGCACATTGCTGATCACCCCCTGCGCTGCCTGCCATTCGGTGATGGTTTTGCCCGGCGTCACGCCGGACGTGTTACCGATCCCGTCGGTCCAGACACCTGCGCTGCACTGGTACGGCTGCAGGCGGCAGCCTTCGTAATCGGCAATCAGTTTCAGCCCTTCCACGGAGGTATGCAGCGACTGAAAACCGGGGAGCGTGGCGGCGATAGCCAGCACCGCCCCGACCAGGCAGCGCTTAACGATTGAAGGATTCATATTCTCCTCGCGAGATTTTGCCGCCGCGCAGCAGTTTGAAAGACTGGTGTTTGTAGTACCAGTTGATCGCCAGCATTAGCACGCCAATCAGCACGCCGCCGACCGTGGAGGCATCCTTGAGCGACAGATCGCCCAGCCAGGCCAGCAGCACGGCGATGCAGTAAGTGATAAAGGCGCTGACTCTCTCAAGCGTCATGATTCAGTCCCATAGCTGGACGGTCTGCGCGGTGGTTGATGCCGGGAGATCCGGCAGCTCCACCTGCAGCCCGTGCGGTAAAAAAGGGCCATGTTCAGCCAGCCCCGGATTACTTTCGCTCAGCACTGCGCCGATGGCTTTATGCAGGCGCGCCCGTGACTGGTCCGGCATATCCTGCCCGGTGGTCAGGTCCAGCGTCTGCAGCACCGCCAGCGGCAACCGCCCGACCTACGAAGCCAGCCGCAGCGAAGAAGCCAGCCATGCCGATCTGGCGTGGGCGACGATGCACGCACTGTTTAACGAACCGCTACAGGGCGAATCCGCCAATACCAGCAATATTGTGGAGATTTTTTGATGGGCAAGAGTAAGAAAAACCGCGCTGCAGTTCAGCACAGCAGCGGCGCATCGGCAGAAGCATTCAGCTTTGGCGATCCGATCCCGGTAACGCATGAGCAGATCACAGAGCTACTATACGACTGCCAACGCCAAAGCCCCCTTCTCGCTTTGGTTGTCAAAATTTGCCTGAGCACTGGTGCGCGCTGGCGCGAGGCTGTAAACCTTACGCGTTCACAGGTCACCAAATACCGAATCACTTTCGTCAGGACCAAAGGCAAAAAGAACCGCAGTATCCCAATCAGCAAAGAGCTGTACGAGGAAATAATTGCACTGGACGGCTTTAGGTTTTTTACGGACTGCTACTTCCAGTTTTTGTCTGTGATGGACAAAACCTCCATCGTGCTTCCTCGCGGCCAGCTTACCCACGTTCTGCGCCATACGTTCGCAGCGCACTTCATGATGTCTGGCGGAAACATTCTTGCCCTACAAAAAATTCTCGGTCACCACGACATCAAAATGACCATGCGCTATGCTCACCTCGCACCTGATCACCTTGAAACTGCCCTGCGCTTCAACCCGTTAGCTACCCTGCCAAATGGCGACAAAGTGGCGGCAGCGGTTGGCATTGCCCCGTAA